TATTCTAATTCAAAAAAATATGCTTCTTCATGAAGATATAATTCATTACTACAAAAACTACATTTTTCTTTTATTTTTTTCATACTCTTTTTTGCTTCTTCACCTGTAATACCTTTACCACCTACACTAAACGACATTTTCTCAATACCCATTTTTTACATCCTCCATTAATATAGAATTTATATATAGCTTAATATCTGGAATAGTTACAGGTTTACAACCTAGTGTATAGATAATATATTTTCCATCTAGGTCTAATAGTTTTTCAACATCTTCTTTTATAAAAGGTACTATTAAACAATGGTATTTACTTATATTATATTTCTCACATATCTTATTTATATTTGTAATACTGGTGGCTTGTATTATAGGTAATTTTTTATCCATATCTTTATGATACTCCAAATATTGGATTATTATATAATTTAAAGATATTTTTAAATCTTGTAACTTAATTCGAATTCTATTTTTACTTGGTTCTGGTAAATCATCATATTCGCCATAGGCTACTAATGCCAAAATAGCTAATAATTCATTATCATGTATATTTTTTAATCTAAACACATTTTCAGGAGTTAATTTCAAAATTTTTCACCTACCTTACTATTATTTAATAAAAATAAAAATCCTTTTTCAATTGTCTTAATATCAGCTTCACTTAATAATAAGTGATTGAAATTGATATTTAATTTCATTGAGATGCTATTATATATATTTTTATAAACATTCAAATGTAGTGTATCAGCGTTACTATCTCTTATAAATAAATTAAAATCATTAAGTTTAATATAATAATCTTTTTTAATCATTTTTTATCACCTAACTTATATATAAATTGTTTACCTGTTTCATCTAGTTCTGCATAACCTAATATATGATACGCTTTTGCAATATGTTTCAATTTTATAAAATACGTTTCTATAGTATATGTATCTTCTGGTGTTATTTTTTCAGCATCAAAACTCTTTAAAGCTATATTTTCCATAGGTTTATAACAATGTATATCAATACGATTTACTTTTAAATCTTTATATTCATCTTTGTATTTTTCAAATATCAAGAATTGTTTCATTTCATGTATCTTATATTCATCTGTTAAATAATCTATCCTGAAATCTAATTTTTCTTCTGCTAATAATTTATTTACCTCTATCAATATTCTTGAAATTTTATCTGGTTTAAATATTTTATTAAGTGATTTAAATAATGATTTAAATGACTTAAATAATGATTTTTCATTCATAATAATTTCCTCTTTTTAGTCCAGGGTTCAAATGTATCAATTTGTTCTTTTAGACCATCAAATGAACCATTAAAACAAATTGCCCTATCATCTATTGACAGATATGCAGGTGGTTTATGTTCAACTACATCATCAACTTCTATTCCATTTAAACAAAGCCATTCTTTAATTGCATATATTCCCTCAGAAGAACAGGTTCTTGAAGAAAATACAATAACAAGATAATTTTCCCTTAGTTCCTCAATAAACTCTTTAACCCCTTCTACTGGTGGGTCTGGTATTTCAGTAACACCTTTCCATCCAGACTTATAACTATGGATTACTCCATCAAAATCCATTACTACTATTTTTTTAAATTTCTCACTCATACTATTTTAACCTCCTTTATCATTTTATTAATTTCATCAAATTCTCTTCTATCAACATAATAAACACTTATGTGCAATTCCCCGCTGGCAAATACTTTTAATATCTTATGACATACTGTAGAATCCTTATGGTTTATAATCGAATATAAGTCTACATTTTCAATTGTTAATTTAGACCATGTATAATCTGTAATATTTAAAATTTCCCATTCATTATATAAATTTTTGTCAATTCTATATCTTTTGGTCCTGGTCTTTTTTTGTGTCTGCATTAATCTATTTTGTAATTCAAACATAGTATACATTTCATCTATTTTCCGTATTTTTCTAGTTTTGTATTGTGATATAATACGTTCTTTTCTGGAATTGATTAATTCATATAAATTATTATAATGTTCTATACTTGTCATTTTTATCCTCCTTTGATTTTAATTTACATTATATAACATGGTTTACATCATGTCAAATGACAGTTACATACAAAAAGAACACCTGTATATACAGGTGTTCTTTACTTAATTATTAGATATTACATCATCACATCATTAATTATAAATGAACCTTTATAATATTATATCATACTTCAAATTCTAAATCACTTGGTCTTGTTGCTTTAGAATTAATATCACTACCATACCTAACGAATACGAATGATTCATTAGTACTTGTGATTACTCCTGTTTCTTTATCCTTTAGGTCACATTCAGGAAATGGAGTATATATTACCTTCCTGTCGATATTTTTGTTTGCTTCTTCTAAAGTCATTTTTTTGCTCCTTTCTAAGTTATTCATTCCTTCTTTTTAAAATAAGTATGGAAATCATTATAAGTTATTTGAAATAGAAGATTATCGTCAGATGTACAGATATAACCCCCTTTATTGGCTATTTCTATACCCTTAGTAGTTTCTAAGTAACATAAATTCAAGCCATCATTTGTATAATTTATTTTATTTTTTCCTACCATATCTAAAAACCAATGTGGGGGATTTTCATACCCGAATCTAAAAGCGTCTACTTCATAAGATTCACATTTATATTTCATTTTTTTAATCCTCCCATTCTTTTCAACTTAAGAATCTTTTATGTGAGTGTTTTATTTGAAAACAATTTTTTTCCATATAAGCATTATAACCTATACAAAACTCACAATCGGGGTCAGAGCAAGCATAATCATAATCTTGAGATTTTTCACTTACATAGCAATTTTTTCCACATATAGGACATTTTTTTTGATCATTTGAATACAATTTTAATCACTCACCTTTCTTCTTCTTCTTCTTTTATTTTTTTGTATGTATCTACAAATTCTTTTATAATTTTTAATAAATCATTATCTTTATACTCTATTTCTATCGATTGGATTCTATCGTCATACTTTTCATCCAAATACTTGATCTTACTTATTTCAAACGATGTTATATGTTTTGAAATAATCGCCTTTTCACCTACTACTACCATATCTTCGATACATGTTTCATATAATAACTTGCCTAAATATGATTTATTCGCACTCCAAACATATGTAGAATGATTATCATCTGTATTTATTGTTAATTTATAATCAATCATTTTTTTAATCCTCCTTAAATGAATTGATTACATTATATTACACTAATTACACTAAGTCAATTGATTTTTAAATATATTTGATTTTAGAAAGTATATAAGGTATAATGATGTTAATTGAGATAGTGAAATAATTGTAAAAATTCATTAAAAGGCTACTAACTGCCAATAGTAACCTTTTGCAACAATAAAAACTTAATAATTCTTGTAATTAAATTTTTGACCAGTCTTAGATAATAATCCTTATATAATCTTCTTTAGCCTGGTCTTTCAACTTTATATTTTTAAACCCTCTGAATTTTTTACCATCTTTATCAAAACAATTTTCTGAGTATTCTATATCACACAATTTTGCTTCGTTTATAAATTTATTCCTGCCTAATGGAGAATATCCATTTTCTTTACAGAATAGTTTATACCAGTTATACATTTCTATAGATTTAACATTATTATTTTCTTCTTCTATTAGTGCATCATCTATAAATTGGAGTACATTATTATTATCTTTTTTATATTGTAATATAACACTATCATTTTTTTCATTTGTTGAGAATTTTAATTTATTTGATAATAGTCTTTGAAGACCTTTGATAGCCCAGTTTATTACTCCAATCATATCAAATTTATCAATTAAATGTTCATCCTGATCTTCTTTAGGTATAGCAGTTTCAAAAGGAATGATAATGAATCTATTAAAAAATTCATTGTTCTTATCATAAGTTGGTGGCAAATTATTCATACTGCATATTAATCTAGCTTTATTATAAAACTCAAATGGGTCTAATCCTTTCCGTTCACCCGAGGTTAAATCTTCACCTGTAAGCATTTTAATTAGACTAGTATCTTTTAATGGCGCTGATGATAAGTCACCTACTACATTTGCTAATTTTCCATATAATGGAGCAGAAGCAAATCGAAGATTAGGGTTTGCAAGTTTTTGAAGGGTTACGGCTGCTACTGATTCTTTTCCTAATATCTTTACTAGAGTGTTTAATATTAGTGATTTTCCAGAATCTCCAACACCATATAAACCATAGAATTTTTTTATTTTATTGCTAGGTAGCATTATATAACCTATGATTTCCTGTAGTAATTTTTGTTGGTCTTTAGGTAATACTTCATTTAAAAATTTTTCCCATACACTACAATGAATATCAGGATTAAAGTCATAATAAAATTTATGTGTATTCATATATTCTAAGCTATGCTCTTTAATTTCATAAATTCCTTTTTTATTAAACTCTAAAACGCAATTATTAAACACTATTAAATTATCTTTTTTATTTAGTATATCTATTTTTTCTTCTTCCCTCAATAATCTATTGAATACCTCATTAACCGGTGATGTACCTTGATATTTTTCATGTAAATGTTTTGCTATAAATTTTTTTACCATATTGTAGGTAGTTGATTTATAAACACCATCTTTATAAATATAAAATCCATTCTCAGTATTAAAAGTCTTATGTTCTGGGTCATTTGCTAAATGTTCTACAATTTGTTTATAATTTAATTTCAATTTACCATTATCATCATAATAATGATAATCTGCTTCGTGACCTGCTTCTACTTCAAATGCTGCCTCAACATTTTTATATCCTAAATTTTCTTTAACATATTTGATTGTCTTAGTTACATCGCCTTTAAATCTATGTATCTTTAGCATATTAAATCCGTTGTGACAATGATCATCATTTAAAGGGTCTGTATTATGAAAACTATAAGCATATGTAGCATAATTACCTTTTTTATCTGGATATACTTTTAATCCATTTTCCGTTGAACCTTCACAATATGTATAACATTCTTTCTGAGTTCCTTTTTTATAAACATCATCTAAAAATTTTTCTATGACTTCATGAATATTATATTTACTACAAAATTTATGTATAACTTCATTTTCAGGCATATCATGAGGACTTTTGATTCCACCTAGTTTTTTATTCAAATCTATTTTGTCTTTTTTATTTATTTCATCTATCGTCTTCTTAGCTGCATACTTTACTTTTCTTTTATCCTGCTCAGGAGTTAATAAAAATTCTTTAGGATCAACAAGTTTACCTTCAACATGTTTACTTTTGAAATTTACATCAATTGGTGTTGATGGTAAGAACATTACCTGATTATACTTGAAGGATGCTCTATCAATTTCTTCCCATCTATTAGAATCCAATTGCTTGAACCCTAATTTCCTGGATAATTCTTGTGTAATTATCCTGTAATCACTCTTATTCATTATGGTTTCTTTTAATGGTAAGAATATTCTTATTCTTGGGTTTTCTTCGGTATGACTATGTGTTGTATGCCAGAAATGCTCATATGGTATTTTATTAATCTTATCCCATATAGATTCGTCACAATCATCTATATCTAATGCTATTATATCTCTATATATAATATAATCTTCTTTCCTTACATCACCTTCTAAATTCCCAAATAAAATACATCCTATATCCTTCTTATGAGCCAATTGTTTTTTATTATCTAAATATTCTTGTCTTGTATAATCCTGCATTACGCATGTTGATAACATTTTAATAATGTTTTCCCACGTATCCTGAAATGTCTTCCATCCATGAGTGCTAGTAACTGTACTATTATATATATATGAATATTTTAAATCTTTATTTGCTTTCATACTTAACCCCCTTTCGTAATTATTACCTGCTTGCCTTTTCTCTCTATATTTACACCATCATATAAATTTAAATCTTCTACTGTTGTAGGTGGAATAGCTACAGTAAAACTATTTCCATCCTGACGTAATGCCCGCTTGACCTTATATTCTTTAGTATTTCCTTTAGTTCCTGTACCCTTTACACCTCTAAAAAACAATCTTGTTAATCTTGATTTAGTTAGTATATGTTTCATATTTCCTCCTTAACGTTTTAAGAACGTCCTTTATTAAGATAATAAAAAAGCGTCTAAGATGCTTTTTCTTTACCTGATTTTTTTTCTTCTTTTGATTGTTCATATCCAGTATGTATTAAATGAGCAGCTACTTTATTGATACTAATTTCATTAAATTTAGATAATTCTTTTAATTCTTTAATTATATCTACAGATAAATATAATGATATTTTCTTCATATGTTGTTTGTTTACTTTTAATTTATTTTTTAATTTATTCATCTTTACAACTCCTTTTTTTTAAGTATTTATATAGTATCACTTTATATCAAATAATGCAACCAAAAATTATATGTTATTTTTTTTACACGTTTTTTTATAAAAAAGAGTGTAAAAAAAATTTAAAAAAAAATCTTAAAACCATTAGTATTACTAGAGTCTTAATTTTATCTACTCTTTTTACACTGTTTTTTACCCTATTTTCATATTGACTACCAGATTCCGAAATAATAATAAATATATAATACATCATCTCTCTATCTATCTTTTTTTTATTTTATTTTTTTATTCTCTAAATAGAAAAAAAAGAGTGTAAAGAGTGTAAAAAGTATTTCAAGACCAATAATATAAAGCGATTCAGACAATTAAAAAAGCGTGTAAAAATAGTGTTTTTTACACGCTTTACACGTTTTTATAAAAAATTAGAACTTAATAATAAGTTCTAATGAGTTCTAATAAGTTTATACCTTTTTTATAGTTTACTGTAATAAAAAATTTAATTTCTAATAATTTCTCAGATTTATTTTCTTCATGAAATATGCAAGGAAATGCAAATAAAAAGAAAAATAATTGTTTTTCTGTTAGAAAATAAAATTTAAGAAATTTAAAGTTATTACATTGCTTCCCAGTGATATTACCTACAACTATTTCATCTAGTAGTTTAAACTTATCTATATTTTCATCTATAAATTTAACAATAATAGAATTATGTTTATTTATGATACTAGATAATTCATGAGTAGTTATAGTTTTTTCTATTGATACTCCATGTTGCCAGTAACCATATTTAAAAGACGTATTGTCTTTTATATATTTGTGCATTTGCTCAGGTGTAGGATAAGAGATAATTTTGTCTTTATATTTTTCAAGGTCTTCAAATGCTATATCTTTATTTGTAATATGTACACCCCATCTATTGTTTATTTTATATAAATGAACATTGGTGTTTCTTATCAATTTAGTTATTTTATTATCTAAATCATCTATTTTTTGATATATTTTTCTAAAGTCTCCTAATCTTGATAAATTATTTAACATTGTAATGAATTTCCTTTCTAGTGTAATAAAAGGATTTATTGTTTTGATTTTTTTTGTTTTCTTTTCTTTCTTCTATCAGCAGCATTTTTTGCCAGTTGTTTTTGTCTTTCTTTTTTTGCATTTGTTACTTTTATTGTTAGATCAGTAATATCCTTAGATGTTGGATTGAATACTTTTTTTATTGGTAAATTTAGAAATGCTGATATTTTCCAAACTTCATCAAATTCGAAATCTATTTTCTTATTTAATTTATTATATATATGTGATAAAGATAAATTTAATATTTGTGATAAGTCCTTCGATTTTTTGTTTTCCATGTACAACAAGTTTGAGATATATTGTTTATTAACATTTATGTTATTCATGTTAAATCCTTCGATTAAATATTTATTAATTATCAATTTATCTGATTCATTACTTTTTTTTAAAGATTTATTAAATTCTTTTGATATTACATGAATTAATTCATTATTTGTTGGACAAAATATTTTTTCAACAGGTAATTCCATATAACTACTTAATAAAATACCTTCTTTTACTGTTATTTTTGTATCACCTCTTAATTTGTCATAGATAGATACAATTTTTAAACTCCATAAATTACATAATTCATTGATATGTATTCCTTTATCATTTAATAATTGTTTTAAGTATTTTTGATTTAAATTGAAATCATTATAAGACTTTTTATTATAATATTTTTCTATATTATAATCATTATAATACACTTCAAACATCATTTGCTCTGTTGGACAAAATACATCAATTACATTCATGTGTAATTCATCTGATAATTCTATTGCTTCATTTATATAAATTAGAGTACGACGACTTATTTTAAGATTTAATGCGTTTTCAGTTATTTCTAATCTTTCACATATTTTTTTTCTAGTTGTAAATTCATTAGTCTTTATTAATTTGTTAATATACTGCGTATTAAAATTATATTTCCTATCAATCATTCCTACCCCTCCTATTTTAATCTTTATTTATAATGTTATAACACTTTTTACATTATGTCAAGTAATGCATAATATAATGAAAAAAAATAAACATAATATGTAAAATTTACATAATAATAGACCTGTTTAGTAAACAGGTCTATAAAAACAGTCTGCAACAAAGAGATTTACTAACAATTTTATTATACTAGAAAAATCTTAATTATAACAATATTTTATTATCCTGATATATTAAAACAAGGCATCTTCTCCATGATGCCTTGTTATATGATTTTTGCCAAATCATTTTAAAATGTATATATCTTCAATGTTTAACGACATTTAATGTAATGGTTCAATTTTATATGGTCTGCATAACCACTATGCTATTCTTGCATATTGTAGGGGATTAGTATTCTTTAACCCCCTAAAAAAAGAAAATATTAAATATATACATTTCATAATTAATTACCTGTTTTAAAAAAGCAAGAAATTGGATTCGAACCAATGTAAAACCATAATTACCAATACAAATCGATTTAAACAAATATACTATACTAAACTTTTTGAGAATAACTTAAATTTAAATTTTAATAGCTAATGTCTGCCATTGCATCACCACGACATTTCAAATAGTAGAATTAAAGTCGTGGAAAGGATTCGAACCTCCAAAAATAGCTTTATTTAACTTGAGTCTTAGCTTATCTCAAATGGGATAGAATGGATTTGAACCATCAACTCTAGAATTTTTAATCCTAAGCTCTACCAATTGAGCTACCATCCCATATTAAAAGTTTATTCAAACAAATATTTAAATATTGAATTCCCTATATATTTTTTTTCTACTTCAATACTATTAGCTGTTTCACGTGCCATTTTAACAGCTTTTATAAGTTTTTCAACTCTCTTTAACAATTTTTCTTTATTTGGAATTGGCATAGCACCTGATAATTTTTCAGTATTCCAGTAACCTATGATAACATCTTCATTATACACTTCTGTTTGTGCTGGATGCTTTTCTGTCGCTTCATATCTAATTAAAACTTTAGGCACTTTTTTAGTTCTATGTGTTTGAATTGAATCAGTTCTAAATATATTGCTATTTATATCGGGTTTCCAATCTTCATTTATATCTAAAGTAGGCAAAGAGTTTATCATTGTCCTAATATCTATTAACTGTTTTTCTAAATAGATGATAAATGTGACAGGTACATGTTTAACAATAGTAACATCATCAACTATTATATCAGAAAAAGCATTGGTATTTCCTGTATCTTTAGTCAATGTAAAGTCAAAAGATTCAGTTTTTGATTCTACAATTAAATTTAATAAAGATTCAACATTAGCAATTACTTTTTTATTTTCATCCGCAAACTTTTCACCTTCATCATTTAGTGGTTGATATTTCTTTGTAAATCCATTAAACAAGTCATTTTTTTGAAATAATTTATAAATGTTTGAAATGTTCTGTTTGGTTCTAGCTGTTACTTCTTTTTCTATTGCTATTATTTGATTTAATTTATAAGCTTTAGACATTGTCAGTAAATCTCCTTTTTATAATTTAAAACCCTGAATACTCAAGGTTTTATTAGAAAAACATGATTATATTAATAAATATTTATCTACATTATAACGCGTGTATTACATCATGTCAATAAAAAATACTGGTTCGACTTTCCAGTATTTATATAACTTATTTAAATTAAAAAAAACTTTGAAGTATTTAAAATTTAAAATTTACAATTTATTATATAATACATATATGATAAATTAAACCATTTTACTATAGTTCATATTAATTTTCCATATATATTTTATTTTCCATAGTATAAAAAAGAGAGCCAGTATCAACAGCTCTCTATCTTAACTTACCCATTAATGGTCGCGTTAATGGTCGCGTGCCATCTTTCTATATCTTCTTTGCTTGCTTTATTAGCAATCGATTGTGGGTCTTTTATCCCTAGTTGGCTTGCTATCTCCATTAAGTTTGCATAATCTTCACCAGCTTTTAAACAATTATCAAAATTTTCCATATATTTTGCTTTAAAAGCCTTTCTTGACATCGAATTTGCATCAAATTCCATTTGTTTTAAATCGTATCTGTTTTTATTCATTATTATCTCCTCACTTTCACTTTCATTTTTTATTTTTTTTTTTTTGAAATATATCATCTCTAACTTGGTCAACTGTTGATTTTACACTATACTCAATATGTTTAAGCATGTTATTATATACGATTAATTTATTACTTAATATTTTTATTTCTTCATGTAGTTTATTGTTTTCTTCTGTTAATTTTGTTATCGTTTCTTCATGTCCTTTACTGTGTCCTTCTGTCATAATCTCTTTTATTATTATTTCTTCATGTAGTTTATTATTTTCTTTAATTAATCTTATTATTGTTTGTTCTTGTGTTTCACAGCTATTTTTTTCATAATTCATAATAAACAAATCCTACCTTTCTATAAAGTTCCTTTGTTATCTGGACTGTTTATAATTCCAAATGCAGTCAAGCATAAAAGAATAAAGTCTATTGTGTGTCGTATTACTTCTTGCTTGATTCCTATTGCTTCATATAAACCCCATTCACCCAATAGTAACAACAATGCACTGGCTAAAGCACCCCGCAGAACCTTACTTTTTAGTCTGTTTTGTGTCATAATTTCACCACCCTTTTGATAAAGTCCCCGAATCTGATTGATATCAACCGTAACCGGGGACATGGAACATTGAACATTAAACAATTATTAATTTATAAGGACTAAATCTTCTTCAAATAATTAAAAATATAAATATTCTTGCAAAAAACACTTTTAATTAGCGTAATTAGAGTCTCTTTCTACACATGGTAGTTGAGTCAATTTGCCTGGCTATTTTTGTGGGATTGTGTATTTTCGGATTTCCCACGAACCCTATAGGCTCATACACTAAGCCGCAAGCCTTGATATCATAGTCGTTGGCTTACGCAACCTGTTAAATAATATTACAATTGGACTTGAACCAATACGACCGAATCTTACGAAAGGGCTTCTCCCAATTAAATTATATAATATTATTTTAAACTATGTTGGTTCAAAAACCTGGCTTTGGAATCGAACCAAAGATATTAATTATCCGTCGATAATTTTTCTTTACCATTAATTTACCAGGCGTT